AAAGAAAACTTCCACTAAAAACTACAAAAGGTTTTGGACAATGAGCTACTACAACACCACAGAAGAAACAGGTTCAGAACTTGCTGAATCTCATGCAAAAGCTAAAACACAAGAGAAGAAAATACTTTTGTGTTTTCACGATCAAGGAAACCCATTAAGTGCTTCTGTTATTTGCGAAATGCTTAATGATGCTTATCCGATCACTTCAATTAGAAGAGCTTTAACGGATATGACAAACCAAGGCGACCTAGAAAAAACAGACAAAAAAGTTATGGGCCGATATGGAAAAAGGGAACATCAATGGCAATTAAGAACAGACAAAAACAACCAATTTAATCTTTTTAAAAAATGAAATATCAAGAACTCAGCAACAACGCAAGCTTGCACCGTGACCCACCTTGGAGTCATTTGAAACTTAGTCCACTTCCCATGTATCGGGATGAGGAAAGGCATCAGTATTGCTGGGAACCGACAGGCGAATGGTTAGCTTTTTCTACAACACAAATTGCAAGCCAAAAAAGTCCAGAGGCTTTAGCAAACATAGAAAGATACAGACACATCTGGCAGCCCAGAGGTGAAAAAGTGCATTGGTGTTTGCAACAAAGAATGTTGGGTGAAAAGAATCCAGACGCAGGAGATTATCAAGAATGGGTCACGCCACTTTTAGAAAATGAATATTGGTCTAACTTTGAACCTTGGGCGGTTGAATATATGCTTGCAGATTTAGAAAAATCAGTAGGCGGTCAGTTTGACCTTTTGGGTTATGACCACAAATTGCAAAAGCTAGTTTTAATTGATTTAAAAACGCAATCAAAGAAAAACGCTAGACCTTATTCAACAGATGCTCAATTAGGAAGTTACGTTGACGCACTTGCAAACCATCATGGAATTGTGGTTGATAGTTGCAGAACACCAA